GCTGCCATTACAAAGCCTGTTGCAATTAGCAGAAAGCAGATAGCGTAAATCATTTTGAGTAGATGTCTTGAAGTTGCCCAATAAGGTAACAAGCTACTAAAAATACGGCTAAAAGTTGTACGGTTTCTTTTTTCATTGTGTTTGGTTTAAAGGTTAAATTGTGCGTTGAATAGTCGCACCCCTATTTTATTTTAGATTTGTGTAGTTAGATAGTCCCTTCTATTAATTAAATCGTTTACCCAATTTAAGTATTCTTCTGTAAATACCTGACCAGCTTTTGTATTTTGAGAAATTACCTTTTGAATTTGAGAAATTTTTAAATTTAATTCTCTCCATTCTTCTCTTAATTTGTAGTTACTTTTCATAGTGTTTTTTATTAGTGGTTGTTTGATATATCAAATATACAACCTTTACACATTCTACAATCAAAAGTGCAAACTTTTTTTAAATTTATTTTTGTAACGTTGTTGCAATTATAGGAAAGCGTATCTACCTGTACCACGTTTAAGACTGAAGTTCTGCCAAGCTAAAGCCAAAGCCATAACTGCGTCATCGTGATAGCCTGAAGGTGCAGAGTACTTAACACCCGTTGCGGTGTATTGGTATTCAAATACTTCTAACTCCTGGCTAATTATCCCGTCTGGATAGCCTATTTTACCTTGATGTATGGCAGCTTGTAAGCCTTCCATTAGTTGTTGTTTACTTGAACTTGTAAACTTTAAACCTTGTATCATTACCCCCTCACGTTGTAAGTCCTCAAGGATTGGGTCGCCAACCCCCGTAGAATCGACAAGGATAGGGCATTTAGGCAGCCTAATGATGTTCTGCTTGGTATTATGCCAATCCATTTGAAAGCGGTCAAAATAAGCCACGTTTCCGTCTTGGTCTAAGCCTACTATTACAGTCCAATCGACTGACTTGGCAAGGTCAATACCAAAGGCTACAACTGGCATAGTAGTTACGGGGTGTATGCAGTTCCTAATAAATTGCGTACCGAATGGGTTAGCTGCGTTCTCGGCAGGGTTTGCCATATACTCCTGCTCAAACACAACTTCGGGCAGTTGCCTACGGGCATCGTCTATTTCTTGTGGGTCTATGTAAGGGTTATCGTATGTAGTAAACTTAAAGCTTTGCCAATTAGGTTCTGCTTTACTATATAGGCTATAAAAATAGTTCTTGCCTCGTGGTGTCGATAAGAATATAGCCCGACCTTTGTAATCGGTTAGGGTTGGTCTTATTGAGTTTAGCCAACCATCTTCCAGGTCGGATATAAAGGAAGCCTCGTCTATTATAACCAAGTTGAACTTGCGACCTCTAAGGTTATCTAACCGCTCCCCTGTAAAGAATTCCACTTTTCCCCCATTTGGAAAACTAATATTCAAGTCCGATTTGTTATTAGGAAAGGGAAGGCTATTGGATAGCTTCTCAAAGAATACCTTTGCCAGTTTATAGGTAGGGGTTATGTATGCTACCTGACCGCCTTTGATTGCTGTTGTAACGCATTTGATTTGGCTCAGTTCCGACTTGCCGAACCTTCTACCGCACATAACAACAATGTACCTGGCTTCGCAGTCAAGTATCTTCTTTTGGTTTATATGTCCGTTAGGTAATTCTATCCGCATTAAAGTATTGTCTTGCCGTCTACAAATACAATCTCTATCTTGTTATCTGTTTGAATATCGACTTGTTCCTTTGGCTTACCATAAACACGGGTAAGCAGGGTTTCTAAACTATAAAGGCTGCCCTTCTCTAAGCTCTTACGCATAGCTGCTGCTATTGTCTTTTCTAATACTGTTGCCTTTGGGTTATCCCATACCGACTTAAGTTCCTCTAAGTCCATTGACATCATAGCTTGGATTGTATCGTTTATCTCCGATACCTTATATCCTTGTTCTTTAAGTAGGCTAACATACTTACGAGGTCTGCCGTTTGGGTTACCAGATTGTCCTGGCTTAAATGGTATCAAATGCTCTTTGCTCATTCTGTTCTTATTCTGTTTTTTTGTAAGGTTGCCCGTTTCTTTTCACTTCTAATGTCGGGTCAAGTTTTAACATTCGGTCTACTATCACTTGGCAATATTTAGGGTCAAGTTCCATTCCGTAACACTTCCTTTTTAATTGATGTGTAGCTAACATTGTTGTTCCTGAACCTAAAAATATATCTACAATAATATTTGCATCTTTACAAAACTCATTAATCATTCTGCTAATTAATTTAGACGGCTTCATAGAAGGATGTTGTCTATTTCTTGCTTCATTAGGGTCATCTTTACTTAAAAATCCAAACCACTCAAAATCTAATACAAATCTCTTGTGTTTATTTAAAGACCAGCATAACTCAAAGCAATTACCTATTCCTCTTTGTTGGGCTTCACTACTTCTTTTATTCCATACGAGCCAACTTCCGTCTTTACCATAATTAGGTAATAAATCAACAAAATAATCAGCACCCCAAATAAATATTTCTTTTGTTTTAGGAAATGAAGCAAATATTGTATTTATTAATTCAGGTGTAAAATCTTCATTATCTCCTATAATTTTATCGTATTTGTTGCCTGTTTTATTTCCTTTAAATCCAATTGAGTTTTCACTCCCTTTAATTTTTGAATAATCTGTATCTAAAAACATACCATAAGGTGGGTCGGTAAATACCATATCTGCCTTCTGCCCGTTCATTAACAAAGCTACTTGGTCGCTATCCGTACTATCGCCACAAAGTAATCTATGCTCTCCTATCTCAAATAAATCTCCTAATACTATATCGGTTTCTATTCCCCCCTCTGGAACTGCAAAGTCATCTTCTTCTGCTTCTACTTCTATTGCATCAAAACCTGGTATGTCTAACCCCCAATCTTCAAGTTCTTGTGCATCCCAATTGTTAGCAAGGTCATCCCAATCCCACTCGCCATAGCCTACGTTGTCTTTAACTATAAACTCTTTTTGCTGCTGCTCGGTTAATTCACTTGCCTTGATGATAGGTATCTCTTTAAGTCCTGCTTCTTTACAAGCCTTTAATCTCATATTGCCACCAAGCACAACCATATCATCATTTACAACAATAGGTCTAAGGTTAAGCATTTGTGGGAACTCATTAATTGATTTTACGAGCTTTGCAAACTTGTCATCCTTAATTATTCTGGGGTTGTTTGGGTTTGCTTTTACTGTGTTGATTGGTACGTTTTGTATCATAGTATTCCGTTTATTATATCGTTGGCTTCGTCTAATGCATCTTGTTGGTCTAAAAATGTATCTACGTCTTGTATGTGTTTATTAATTAGGGTTTCTGCCATAGCATAGGTATAGTGTCCTATTGTTGTCATATCGTCTCCATTCTTACCCGTTTTACATACGGCTAAAAAGTAAGCTTTATGCGTTAATAGATACCATATTGCCCATAGCTTTCTCATCTGCCTTGACCTCTATATTGTTTAGGCTTTGGATTGTGCTTGTTAAAAGACTTCTTTGCAGAACCTCTTTTGCGCTTTCCAAAACATACCTTACTGCTATTTTCTTTAATCTTTGCCATATAGTTTACTCCAATTTGTAGGTTGTGTTAAATCTTTTATCTTGCTATAACCTTTTGACTTAAAAAAGCTATCCCATTCGTGCTGCTCTTTAATGTTAATGTGTCCCCACGACTCGTCAAAACCTGGTACTCTTTGCGATGTAGAACTAAACAATATGTATTTAGGCTCTATCTTGCTAAATAAGTAATCAAGTTCTTTATCTGTCATATGCTCTGCCGTCTCTATAAAGTTTAACAGGTCGGTAGTAACTGGCTCGTCTACTATTTCTACATACGCTACGTTCTGCTTCATATACTCACGATGCGACTCGAATATCTCGAAGGCTATAATATGATAACCTGCTTGAAAGTAAGCATCGCTATAAACTCCAGTTCCTGCTCCGTAATCTAACACTGATTTGATAGGCAAGTCTTTAATCTGTGCTACGCTATTACGAGCCAAGTCCTTAAAGAAGTCATTGTGCATTCCTATCCCGTGTTGTAGTTCGTACTCTAAGAACTCTTTGTCTGTTAGTAGCATCGGTAGTTTTGTTTATGTATATCTTTTAGAAACTCTTTATATTGTTTTTTATCTCCAAAGTCTATATGACATTTCCTGCACAATCCCATTAAGTTCTCAATCACGTCTTTGTCATCACTCCCACCCATTCCTCTCGCTTCAATATGATGCACGTCTACTGCTTGACACCCACACACTTCACAGGGAACGAAGTCGGTTGTTTTATACCCCATTCCCTGCAAATAAATTTGTGTGTGTTTTTTCATAGCTTCCCATTAAATTTTTCGTGATTATTAATAATTAAAAATTTAACTATGAAAATTATTTTCCGTCTATCTCTTTTAGTTTGTTACTTGCCCACTCTATCCCGCTCGTACCGCCCCACGCATCCCAAACTAAGCCACCACAACCTTCACTATAAGGAACGTCTTTATGCTGCTGATGTCTTTTAAATGATGCCATTCTTGCTATCGTATCTCTGCTAATTGGTTCTCTATTAGCTAATTGATTTGCCCTTGCTTTACCTGTTGCTTCTCCACAAGAACCCCACCCGTGTTTATCTACCCATTCTAAAGCACGTTTTGCATTGTTAGTAGCTGACTCTGGATAGTCTGTATAACTATCTGCAAATTCAAATTTACTACCAATTTGACCAAGTTCTTTAATAACGTCAGGATTGTTGTCTTTATGTACTTTAATGCCCAAACTTTTTATCTTTTCAACTTTAGCCTTGTTGCTTCCTGTTGCATAAACCCTGCCTTTAGGTATTCCTAATGTAGAAGCTACTGACAACATCCCGTCTACGTTTTGTCTTGCAGATATGATATAAACTACTTTACCTGCTTTAACGTCTCTCTCTGCTTGTGCTTTTCCTTTGTCTGTGCTTAGAACTCCGTCGTAGTCATAGCTTACTTTTTCGGCAGCATAAGCTCCACTTGCCAGGATTGCTCTCCAAACTTTCAAGGCTTTGTCTTCGGTTTCAAATACGCACCCACCTTGTCCGATTTTCCACCTTCCGTTTTTGCATCGTGTTACTGGCATAGTTTACTATAAATATACTTTCTGTCTAAATTTATACCCTCGAAGTTATAATTCTTTTGGCAGAACTCAAAAAGCTTTTGACCGCTTTCTTTTCGCATAGCATCGTCGCTTACTAAATCTCTTATATGCTTGTACCAATCCTTTTGGCTTTTAACATAGTGAACGGGTAAATCTAAGTAAGGATTGACATAGCTTACTATCGCTGGGTTCTTTTTAGCTGCCGTCTCTAATACCTTTAAGTTTGACTTCATAGCGTTAAACTTGCTATCTACTAAAGGAATAATAGATATATCGCTATCAGTGTAGCTACCCATATATTCCGTAACTTTTGCATAGTTGTAGATTGTTGGGTTAAGCTTTAGTCCACAAGTAAAGGCATCTATCATTTTATCCCATATATGCTTCTCTCCATCATTATAACCTGCTATCACAGTTCTTATATTCATACCTTGCAATCGCTTAAAAGGTTGCCTTAGTAACTCTATGTCTTTTTCGTGCGTTCCACTACCGCTCCAGAATAATCTTACCTTATAATCTTCTGTCTTATTATCCATAAACTGCTC